TGCATGGCCTGGCGCGCGGTCAGCGGGAAATACCGGTGCGCCTTGTCGACGATGCCCTGGTGGTTCTCCTGGAGGAAGATTTCGCCCAGGTGGATGTTGCGGTAGCGCAGGCCGGGCTCGGACATCAGCCGGTCGATGAACATGGGGCCGGTGCCGAACGCGCCGACCGACTTGTAGACCTGCTGGTTCTGCGACGCGAAGTTGGCCTTGGGCGCATACCGATACTTGAACAGGACGCGCGTCGCTTCCTCGAACCACAGGCGCACGGGCCGGCGCTTCATCAGGTACGGGTCGGACGGCAGCAAGCGGTGCCAGGTGGCGTTCCGCGGCGTGACCATCGAATCCACGATGGCGGCGAACCGATCGAGAGCCACGGACGCCGTCGAGTCGAACAGTTTGTCGGTGCGCTTCTCGCCCTCGACGCGCGCAATCTGGTTCGCGTTGAAGGAGTTGGCGTAGGACGGCAGGACGCGCTCGGCGATTTCGTTCCAGGTGCTTTCGGCCGTACCCCGGTCAGACGAGATACGGTCGAACTCCTTGATGATTTCGTCGGCGACCGCGTCAGCCATTACGCCAGCAACATGCGGGAAGCGCCCGAACCGGCCGACAGGTCACCCTGGCCGCCGGTCAGCATCGTGGCGGCACGGCCACGGGCCTTGCGCTCGGCGTCGGCGGCCGCATCGAGTTCAGCCTGCTTGTTGTCGACAGTCGGCGCCGGGGGAGGCGGTGGCAGAGCCGCGGGCTTAGGGGAACCGAAGATAGCCTTCGTCAACGTCAAACCCCCGCGGACAGGTGTTGTGATAATCGCATCATATCACCCAAAGAGGTCGTAGTCCACATTCCGGGCTTGGCGGCCATTGGGATTGCGCGCCGCGCGTCCCGTCTTCGACGCCCACAGGTCCTTTCCGGCCACCTTCACGGCGAAAGTACAGGCCAGGGCGTCGGCATGGTCGGGGCTCGCGAAACCCTTCGATTTCATCTCCTCCTTCGACTGCAGCATGATCCGGTCGCCGGAACCCTGAAACTTGTACTCGGGCGCCGTGAGGTCGGTGAGCAGGTCCGGGTCGTCGTCGATGCAGCCGCCGCCAAGCCAGGCGCGCATGTCCGCCCACATCTGCGTGCGCTTGTTGGCCCACTCGGGCTCGGACGACTTCGCGCCGAACCAGACCTCATGGACCACATACTTCAACTGCCGCAAACGGTCGATCACGCCCGTTCCATTGCCCGCGTCAATGCAGACCGCGTCCGGGTTGGTCTTTTGGATCCACTCGGCCACCAGGGCCGCGACCTCCATGTTGTCCAGGCCCTTGACCTTCACGGCCGGAATGGAGCGCGCGTCCCTACCCTGCCGCCACCGGATGACGGTCGCGTCGTCGCCGAAGCGCGCGATGTCCACGCCCATGATGAGGCCAGCGTGGTTGTCCGTCTGAATCTCGCGCGCCACGGCCTGGTCGACGATGTCCCGCGAGATGAACTGCTTGTCGCCCTGCTTCGGGAACTCGCCCTTCACCTCGACCCGGGCGGTGTCGCTGTCCTCGCCATACTGCTCGATGATCTTGTCGAAGATGGCGCGGTCGGTGCCCTCGACCGTCCGGCTGTCGATGTGCGTGCGGCGCCAGAAGTTGCGGTTCTTGTGGAAGCACTCGAAGAAATCGCCCGTGTTCCGGCGCCCGTTGGAGTAGGCTTTCCAGTACCGGTGCAGCACGGGCTCGGTGAAGAAGCCCTCCGTCACCTTCCAAATCGCGCTCGGGATACCAGAGGCTTCGTCCTTGATGACCTGCACGCCCAGCGGATTGTGGACGCCGGCAAAGGCGTCGGGATTCTCCTCAGACCACAACTGGGCCTGGGCGTAGTAATAGCCCGTGTCAATTTTCAATTGCTTTTTAAGGGCTTCCTCGAACCACTCGGCCGGCCGCAGAGACAGCGCGGCCCGCTCGAACCAGTGAGCATTTATCGCCAGCGTGTGCCACTTGCCAAGCTCGGCCCAAGTGCGGGACTTGAGCTGCTGTTCAGTGTTGGCGGTGACGATGGTGGTCGACCCGACATTGCAGGTCATCATCCACAGCGTATCCCAACTGGTCTGCGCCGACTTGCCAACGCCGCGGCCGGACACCGTCGCGTCATAGAGCGGGACAGGGGACTTCCCCGCGGCGATGCGCTTACGGTTCTCCGCGATGTGGTCGGCCTGTTCGAGCATTTTCTTCTTCTGCCACGACCGGGGGCCGGTGTAGTGCTCCAAGGGCGTGCCCTTCTTACCCCAGGGGAAAGCGAACATGACGAAGTTGAAGGGGTTGTCGGCAATCTCCTTGGACCAGAGATACGCCATCAACTCCTGTTCCTGCTTGGCGTCGTTGGGCGCCCGGTGCTTGGCCATGGTCAGTGCGCCTGCTGGGAGGCTGGCACAGCGCAGAGGAGGTCTAGGGCCGATTCGGCGTCAGGCTTCCACGCAAACGCCATCAGCACGCCCTCATACATGACCGGGTACATTTCGACGGCTGTGCCATCGAGGGTGTTCAGTTCGACGCCCGGAGGCAGCGGAAACGGCGATTGTTTCATTTCCATCCTGTTTGTTGCGGTAACCGCAACATTGCATCAAAAAATTAAAAAATTTGCGGCTGCGGGTCCCGCGACTTTCGCCGCGGCCTGGGATTCCGGCCCCCCGGGCACCCCCGCCCCGGTCTTTTCAAAGGCTTAGTCAAAGATGCTGCCTTGCTTCTTGGGCGGATTCTCGGGGGCATCTGATGTCTTATCAGATGCGCCAGGCTGCGTTGGTGCAGGTAACACAGCGTATTCAGCGTCGGTGACCTGGTGCTGGTCGCTCACTGGTCGCAGTCGGAGTGTTGCATCCGCCATCGCGGCGCGCAGGTCGACCTGACCAGTGACGTTTAGCTCGATACGCTCGCCATACTTTCCAGGCATCATCTTGCCGGCGTACCACTTGCGCGCGTCTATCCGATTGCGCGCCTTCTGTGAGTCATTTTCACAGTCTGCAATCGTTATAATCTCCTCAACAAGTCCTTCAGCGCGTGCTTGTCGAGCGCGTTCGTAGCGTGAACACGCTTCAGGGTATTTATCGAGTGCTCGGTAAAACTCCATCGGCGCAATGCCGAACAATTCCAGGACTGCTACGACGGAATTTCCGGCGCCAACCTCGTCCGCGACTTGGTCGATCGTGTCGCTCGTAACCGTGTCCGCCATGCAAGCCATTATATCGTCGCAATAATTCGGGCGCAAAAAACTTGTTGCGTAGTGTTGCGTTAATCGCTACAGTCCGCACAACATCAACGGAGGACGCCATGTATTTCTCTCGCGACCCGTTCGCCCGGACTGAACTTCACAAGGCGGTTTCCTACCCGAAGAAGGCACCGAAGATTGGCGGTTGTGATTGGTGCGGACAAAAAGATCGCACGCTTTACCGTTACCGCACAGAGAGCGACGGCGGACGCAAAGGCGAGCATCGTGGCGACTTCTGTTGCAAGTCCTGTCACGACGCTTACCACGGCTAGATCAATGCGCCGCTACCGAATCACATTCAAATCAAAACTAGGACTAGCGCAATTCGTGACGCGCGCGGCCAACACGGCAGAAGCCGCGCGCATCTTTCGATCGGTGAAAGGCTCGAATGCCGTTGTTCTCGGCATTCGGCCTTTTGTGTTGCGATAATCACAACTTAGGAGGACTAAACCATGACAAAAACCGTAATCGCTATCCCGGCCGCCGTTGCTATCCGCACGTTGCCGGCAATTTCAGACGAAGAAACCCGCTTCTATTTACAGGGGCTCTCTATTGAACCTGCGCCCACTGGCAGCGGTTGCTACGTCGTCGCAACGGATGGCTGCATTATGGCGGCCGAATTTTGCCCCGGTGGCAGCATCGCCGGCGAAAAGATCATCGTCCGGTTTTCTAAGGACATCCTGAAACACTTGAAAGAAGCAAAGCGCGACACGTTCCCGCGTTGGGCCGTGGTCACGCGCGACGAAGTGGGCAAAGCGCGCGGCGCCGTTGTTTTTGCTACCTCGGCCAGCGAAGCGTTATCGGCCGCGAAATCAAACGAGCCCGGGCTTGTCATCGCGCAATGGCTCGGCGCCGATATTGATGGCTCTTTCCCGGATTGGCGCCGCGTCGTCCCTGCTGAAGACAAGATGGCCAATGGCGTGAAAGTTGACGGCGTCAATCCGGCACTGATCGCGCGCCTCACGGCCGGCGCAAAAGTTGTCACGTTCTGGACAACCGGCGATTCCGGTGACCCGCAATTAATAACCCGGACAGACGCGGAGCACTGGCTCGGCGTCTTTATGCCAATGCGCGGCGGTTGCGAGCTGCCGACATGGTTCCGGCCGTCCGTTCCAACAAAAGCCCCCAAGTCCGAAAAGGCAGCCTAAAGCCATGCGCCCCACAAACCAAGCCCGCGGCCCGCCGAATCACAAACGGACGAGGCTTTCACGAGATGGACCGGCAATGCCCCCAACGCCGGCCCATAGGTGAGTGCCTCCCCTTTAACCCTAGCTTCGAGGATCTAATGCCGACCGATTATGAGGCTACCAGACAGCAAATCCGCGACCTGGCCGCATCGCATGGCGTGGCCATGACTGCCGAGCCTACAACGCGGGAAGGCGACGACCAGTGGAACAAGGAAGCCGGTCACTACGCTTGCGCCTTTACCGCCGAGTCCGCGAAACCCCGCACGGTTACCTATTCCGTAGGTCCCGGCATTCTCGCGGGGTGGGCGGACGAGAATAAGCGCCTCCCGATCTTCGCCACGTTGCGCGGGCAAATCCCCGACGACTGGGCTATGGCGTTGCGGGGCAATAAATCCCTGTACCACACTGCTATTCGCGAACAGATTTACAAGATAGCGCGCGACAAGTTCCGCCCCGATATCGCGGACGTGCTTTCCTCCCTGGTGTCAGACGCGAGCGGCACGGACCAGCCTTTCACGGACTGGTGCGCCGATTACGGCTACTCCGACGATAGCCGTAAAGCTGAAGCCATGTACCGCGAGTGCCAAGAAACGATGTTCTGGCTGCGCGCGGCTTTCCGCGAAGATATGGAAAAGCTGCAAGATATGTCCGGTCGACTGTGACCACGCCCGAGAAAATATCCCTTCGCCTCGCCGAAGCCGTTGTGTTTATCGCAACGGTTGGAGGAATCGTAATTCTAGCCCGCCGGATTGTCTGGCCGGCCTTTTTTGGAGGATGAACCGTGCAGTATGTAATTCGTAGAAACGAGGACGGGGCTTTTGTGGCCCCTGCCGGAAGCCGGGCCAGTTATACGCCCAACATCCTTCGCGCTCGTAAGTTCGCATCACGCGCGATAGCCGAGCGCGAGAAATGTGGAAACGAAACCGTAGTGGAGGTGGGGCTTCTCCCCGACTTCTAAGCCCCCACAACCAACAATCCGACCCAGGCGCCGGCCGCTACCCACAAGGCGAGCCGGCGCCATCGTTTCGAGAGTATGGCAACGGCCAGGCTCGCGGAGCCAATGAGCCAGAACGCGGACGCAACCCAGTAACTCAACGCAGCCTCCCCGGAATGGGACTAGCGAAATTCCCTGCGCAGTGAATAAGCCCACAAACCACGGGCTGATCGCCTGACGCAACAAACATCCAGCACATCCGACCAACATCTAGCCGAACATCTAGCAGCGCAACTCTCTGTTATTATTATATTATTTATATATTAGATAGATAAGATAGATAATATAGTACTTATTACAGAGTGCCGTGCTGCAATTTAAAATAAATGCCCACCGTATTTCCCCCGTGGCGCGCACACGCCCATATTTTCCCCAGCCAACTGCTCGCCAACATCTAGATTTCAAGAAATGGCGGATTTCTGCGGTTTTTGCCACTAGACCCTTCTGGCAAAACCACTAACCTCTTGATGACAATAGCGAAAAGAACTATCCACCGCGGCCCGTCGTGAGTGGAAATTCAGCCCCAAAACATCAAAAAATGGCGGATTTCTGCCGTTTCCGGCCTTCTGGATGCTCAAGCCAACATCTAGAACCGCATCCACTCCACCGGTGCTGCGAACTCCAAAGCCACACCTTTTTCGACCACACGCCCGCTTAAATCGGCCAAATCGAATTTCCCGCGGCGGTCGGAAACCAAAACAACGCGCACCAGGCGGTCGCTGCGCTCGCCCTCGACACGCACCACCGATAAACGCCCTACGGCGCGTCTCGAAACAGTCCTGCCCTGGCGAAAGAACACGACCCCGTCATGCAGGTGCGCGTACTTGGTGCCTTCCGTGACAAAGCGCAGCCCGTGAAGATCCGACCCGCCTATGGGCGCTGACGCTGGCGCCAAGACGGGAGGTCGATCGCGCAGCGTCCGCAGATCGGGGCCGACCAGGCCGACAACGGACACGGCGCCGGGTTCGATGCGGAGACGAGCGGCCACCTTCCTCAACGACAGCCCGACATCGGCGAAGCGGGCGAAGAACCACGCCTTGTCGACGTCGTAAATGGGGTTCGACCGCTTGGGCCTCCGGGTTGATTGCGTTTTCTTTTTCACAACACCGTTTCCCTATATGATTGAATATCAATCGCCCCCACCCGTTGTCGTGGCGGGGCTATATCAAAGCCCCAGGGCTGGGGCAAGTTAAATCGGGAGCCAGCCCCTAACTGTGCAAAAAGGAACATCAGCCCGCTTTTTTCCAAAAAAATCCTTTGACCGAACGCAACACCTGTTGCTATTATCGCCACAGTCGAAACGACATCGCAATGGAACATTCGGGTGACCCCTAAAAAGTCTCAAGCGCAGGTGCTGATTTCCAAATTCGGTGGCGCGCGAAACCTCATGCGCGCCTTGAAACGGATTGGCAAAGCCCGCAACGCGAGCACGGTATACCGCTGGACCTACCCCACCGCTAAAGGTGGTACGGGTGGGGTTATACCCGCCGAAAGTCTAGTGGACGTGCTCGCCGCGGCGCGTATGGAAGGCGTGTTCATCACGCCGCAGGAG